AGAGCTTTATTCATTAAAGGTGTACCAAAAATTCCATCTGAACCAGGCGGGGATATTATTGATGTTAAATCACCACCTTTGGTTGCCTCATATTGAGAAGTTCCAGGTGTGGTTGACTGTATTAAATCAAAAAAAGAAATATTAGAAGGTATATTTACACCTTCTTTATTAGATCTTGCAAAAGCTGCTTTAATATCATCCTTTGGATAATCACCTCTTGAAGCCTCTCCTTGCTCACCAACTGGAGCTATACCTTTTTGAGCTTGATTGCCTCTCTGACTTAAAAAATTTGAAATCTGAAATGCGTCTGGTACATAATCAAAAATAGTATTCTTTAACGCACCCTCTGGCTGACTCTCTACAAAACTTTTAGTTTGTCCAGATGGCTTGCTTAAATCAAGACCAGATAATATGTTCGCAATTTCATTTTCATTATTTAATGGAACACTTCTTGATACTTGTTGTATTTTTTCAGCAGGTGTGTTGCCTTGTCCAGTTTCAAACTTATACTGAATATCCATAATATTACCCATGTCATTTAAAGACAATGGATCTCCAGCACCTTTGCCAGTCGCCTTTGTAAATTCAGCAACTCTATCACCTGTGCCACCTGGATTTTCAGATGATGGCGTGAATGTTTCAAAATAATCACCAACTGTTAAGTCAGGGTTTCTATTTATCTTGGTTTGAAAATCTCTGCCTAAAGCCCTTAAAGCATAATCAGGAGTTTCAAATCTTGTAAAACGCTCACCTCTTAAATTAGGAACAACACCCGTTGTAAAACCACCAGTGTTTTCTATTCCTACATTTACACCTCTTCTGTCTACAACTGCTGGATCATCAGCAAATACATTTATACTATCTTGACCATCACCAAATTGACTCGCTTGATCTATAGCTTGATCCAAAGCATCTTGGAAGTCATCAGATTCTGAACGATCTTCTGTATCGCCCACACTAAAATCACCCGCAGATGAAAAATCACCAAAATCATCAACCTCACCACCATTGAAAAATGTTCTTGGTAAGCTCCCAAACATTTCAGCACCACCTCGTAAAGCTGGCTCAAAAGGAATGCTTGGTCTTAATATGCCGTCTTTGTCTC